CTAAAAGGGTTTTAATAATAAGCACGCAAGTGCGGAACACGTGTGTTTTAGGCCCCGCTATGTTTCCATAGCGACACGTGGTGTTGGAGAACCCATTTTATTGAATTTTACATAATTAGAAAAGATACTTCCGCCCTCACACCACTACGGTGACTTCCCCAAGCCCCAGCGCCCGTTTTCCCCGCGCAGGTAGGGGTGGAGTGAGGGGAATTTGTGGGATTTTTGTACCTCTTCCCATAGTTAGGCTTAAGTAGCAAAGTAACGCAATGAGCGCGTGTTGCGGTTTGCCGGCATGCTACCAAAGGCGCCCCGGACAAGGTCCACGACACCCATAGCAGCGCCAGCGCCAGTGTTGTAGGCCATACCGCGCACAAACCTCTCACCCTTATTAAGGAGGTAATCCACAACGTCATCCAAGGTGTTCTTCGAGCGAGCCTTGCCCAGAGCATTGTGACCAATGCCAAGGCCGACTGCAGGAGTCCACTCGTACACTGCCGTAAAATGGAAAGTCAGACCAACAGCAGCCGGCAAGCCAGCCCACGCGACAGTAATCGCACTCTTGCGATCACGAATCGGGGCGGATGGCAGCTCCGTAGGGTCATTGAATTCCATATCTGCAGTACCAGGCCGCCATATCACCTCAACCGTGTCAGAGGGAGTGCGGCCATAGTGCTGAAGGCACTGTGCAATACTATCAGGCGAAACTGTAGCACCATTATCCATGATGCCAGCTTGTGTCAGCCCATAGTGCACGCGCCCAGCGCGAGCATTCTCAGCACCAGGAAACGTAATCTTCACACATGCGGCCACGCACCGCACTCCCTTAGCGTTTGAAGCCAAGAAAGCACGGCCAGGACCATCAGTGGAAGGGGTGACCGTATTCGTACCACCGCTGGTGGCGGTACCAGTCCAAATCAGCTCCGTATTAGAAGCATTAACGTAACCGGGGGTCCAATGCATGACACCGGAGGTCAAAGTGGATGACCCTCCGAACGTCACAAAGGACTCAGCACGATACAAAAAGCCTGAATCAGCTCCCGCGTAAACAGGGTGCACAAGGGCTCCACCGCACGGATCAGCCAGCAGCTCGGCATAAGCCAGAGCGGGGCCATCAAGCAGGTTACCACGAGGCACCATACGCACACGAGGGCGAGGACGACTCTTCTTGTTATTTTTCTTAGCTTTAGCCTTAGCCATGGGGAATGTGTAATATACTTAATAAAAAGGGATAACACCAGTCGGGGGGATGCGACGGATACATGGGTGTTCAGGTACGAGCACGGCAGCCGTCCGGAACCACTCCTCCAGCTCTCTTTGCTGCGTTGGTGTGATTCCAAAAGCACGCCAAAAACTGACTCTCGCCTCGTCAGTAATGCTCCTCCCCTTACGGTGTAGGCCCCGCGCCAACATGGCCATACCTGTCTCGGTGACCACTGACACGGGTTTGCTGGGTATTCCAGCTCTGGCAAATGTGGAATAATATTCACACATCACGGGAATTCCACCCGTCATTGCCATCCCACACTCGCCCACAGCTCCAAGCCAGTATCGGGCAGCGTTGCCCCAGCCATAGTCCTTTACCACACACACCCCATCTTTACTGAGGCATGTGTGGGGCGATCGGACCATAACCCAACGCTCGCCGTCCCACACTGGCTTGGCCTGGCAGAATTCGATCTGCTCCATCACGAAAACAGGCCTCTCCACCTTCATGGTGAAGCCATAACGGAGAAAATGGTCAATGCACCGATCCTGAAACCTGCGCAAATCCCTCTTCTCCATGATCACAACGCAATCATCACCATTGTTGAACAGTCGCCCATGAACCCCGCTCGTCTTGAGCAAGTCCCACACCATAGCGCACATGACAAGGCAGTTTCCCAAAGCAGTGTTCATGTCACCACTCATTCGGGACCCAAATACCCTGTACTTGACGCTACCATCGGAGACCCGCATAGAGCACTCATTCATGACTTGACCACTCAACAACCATGCCAAGCGCTCCCTATCAGCTCCTCGAAAACACCCCAAATAAATGGAATGCTCCCACTCTAGGATCTGTGGGCGCACGTGCTGGTCAAATCGGCTGGCATCCAACCCCACAGCAACGGGGTCAGAAAACTGACCCCAAGCATTGGAAATATGCTCAGCCACTTGCTCCGCGTTGTAACCCTTCATGACAGTTGGGCCACCCATGATGCTCCCAATGGCCTCATACACATAGTGTTCCAGGCCCTTCAGAAACCTGCCAACCTCGACATTGTACCGGGGATTTCTGGGCTGAATCACCCGGGGGGCAGGATCTGGTTTGGATGTGAAATTGACCTTCTCGGCCTTCACGAATGCGTTGGTGACTCTGAAGTCCCTCCGATGGATAGGAGTGGTCTCCAAGCTCTTAGCGGCGCGTTCGTACACATCTCGGCGCCGGCCAGCGTATGCTGCCACAAATTCTGCGGCGCTCCACCGGCGGTGCACACCAAGAAGCCTACTCAATTCCGCTTTGAACCCCCTCAGCTTCACCTCAACATCCTCCACACATGGCGGTGGGGGAACCAAGCTCCCGTTGTGCTCCCGAAGGAACACCCTCTCCACCAATGCGCGGCATCCATTTCCTAGGTTATTATTATGTATTCCAAACCGCGAATGCCCAGATAACCCAGGAAAAACTGGATGCATTCGCTCCTTACTCATCCCCTGCCTCTTGATCCTGAGTCCGCACTGTTGATAAAAGGCTCTCACACAAGCCTTAGTATCAACCCCAGGAACTAAGACAGGGGTTTCCTAGCGTGCCGGGGTCGTGTACATCTCAAGCAACGTGGCCTTGGCACATGACTCCCGGACCATCTTGGCCATAAATTCCTCAATTCCGGGAATAAACATGAACTCCACCACCGTAGGAATGAGACGCACTGCATCCGCATCGCGCATATCTGTGCGCTTCATCTCCTCAGCCAACCATAATCGCAACACACGCCTGTCAGCAGGGGTGTCGCTCATGCGGCCAAACTTAAGGATTGCAGTGTCCAACCACCGGCGCACTGCCCCGCCAGCAGGCAAAGGTCCCGGACCCGAAACTCCCTTCGAAGCTTCAAGCACAGAAACCGGCATTCCGCTGACCTGCCCAACGAGGTACTCCACCTCAGGACAGATGTTCGAGCGCCGGCGGAAAATGCGTGCAAAGAGCGCGTATCCACCAACCAGCAAACCCAAAAGGAACAGTAACGGTGAACCCTGGGCAATAACCGAAAGGGACACCACCGCCAGGAGGAGAGTTCCCCAGACTCCCCACAATATCTTGACAACCAGACTCCGCCAGGTACTTGGTACGTTATCACCACAAGGCCATTCGACAACAACACGAGTGTGAGCTGAGAACCATGCCAGTTTGGGGGAACTGACACGGGTAATCTCATGTTGAGCAACAGGAGCGTTTGATGACATAGTACTGGTGTATCTGTGTCTTGAACCCTGCCATTTTACCGTCCATGGCTGGAAGTAGAGGACGTGCCGTTTACATGCGGACCAACATGCACCATTCTTGGTGGGCGAGGGACTGTAGGGAGGGGGGCGCTGATTCAATCAAGATACAGCTTATCGGCTTCATGTGGGTGCCACGTTACCGTGTTCGTTCCATACGACAAGCCACGCCTAATATGCCCCAGGGTCGAACACCCTGTTTCCC